TTCTTCCAGAGCTTTCGGTTACCGTTAGTATCTTCAATGATGATGGCATTACCCATCGCAAAGGTCATCAGAGCCTCGTCGAATATGAGCAAACGTTCACCGCTCAGCTTCTTAAGTTCACCAAGCGGAACTGATTCCGTCTTAGCTCCCTGAATAACCTTCTCAATACCATACGGACCGTTCTCTTCTTCCCATCGAGTGACGAACTCTTTAGCATTGTATGGGTCAAATCCTAGAGCACGAACGTCATACTTGCACTCTAGAATATGAGCATCGAGATCATCGTAGACATCCATCATGTCCAGAACAATACCGTCTATGACGTGAAGACTGCCTTCATTGATGAACTCTTCATACTTCTGCCGCATAGCACCCGGCAATTTCATTAGAGTTAGACTAGTAATGTAACTTCTAGTCTTAATTCCGAATTTGCCGTTCGGTAAAGGAAAGAGAAATGTGAATGCGCAGAAGTCATCACCTTGTGAAAGGTCAGCCCCCAGAACGCAAGGCAGATTCCAGAAAGACTGAGGACGATGAGGTTGCGTCTCTTCGTACGTGAAGAAGTACGTGTACCCCTCCATCGGGATGCCAAACCGCTTAGCGAGGATGTCATTCCTTGAAGCTGGCGCATTCTCGGCCCTCTCAACGTCGAGCTGATACGTTTCGTAAGATACGGTCAGCCCAATGTTAGGATTAGCCTTGGGCCACATTGCAGGATCGTTGACTTCCTCAAGGTCATCTAGGCGATAGTGCCAGATAGAAATATGAGGAGCCGAATACTTACCCTTAAGGATGTCCGCAAGCTCCATCTTAATAGTGTCACCACTACCATTACGGACCGTACCTTCAGAGCTAATCGCAATGATCAAATAATCAGGAAGCTTTGAGGCACCCTGTTCAACTGCGCCAACAACGTCTTCTCGAATGTCTCCTGAAAGCCACTCATCAATCGTTGAAATTTTAGGGCGAAGTCCCTGCAACTTGTTGATTGACATCGGTCTGACTTCAAGCAGAGAGCCAGTCAGAAAGTTCTCGATGCCCTTCTTAGTTGAAGCGAGCTTCACCCGATTAGCTCTAGCACCTGTGGTGTTCTGAAGAGAACCCTCTGTCAGAAACTTAAACAATGGACCGCGGGCTCGAGTAATCGCAGTACGAAAAGGACTCATGACTTCATCGGCTTGTTTCATTGTGGGAGCCGTGGTGATCTGATGAGTCGTTGACGTATCTACGTTAAGAAAATAACTCTGGATAGCTTCTGCATACATCGACTTAGCGGCACCACGAGCTACAATCAAATACTGCTTTGTGGTGAGTCGCTTCTTAATTCGCTTACGTACGTAGTGTCCGCCGTGATTACCCTTAGTAGGAACATACACACTACGATCGACGAAGTGATACCAACCAAATATCTGCTCAGCCCACACCTTGAATGAGTCGAGCAGGTGGAGATCTTCGCCATCCGTAAGAGTTAGTTCATTCTCACAATACTTGATGAAACCTTCGACTGCCTTATCATCGTAATATACGTGAGGGTTAGCGATGAGCGCATCAATGCGATTCATCTCCATGCCGACTTGCTCATTGACTGGAATTTCCCCGCGGAGAACTCTGTCGCGAAAGATTCCGTAATAAATTGGGGTCGCCGTATTAGACAATCCCATCGCTAACCTCCCTTCTTAATTCTTCTTCTTGCTTTGACCGGCGATCGCCGTTGTGATGTCGATACCAATCTTAGCTACCGTGCGATACGGCTGAGGAAGCTTGTCTGCCAACTTAGGCCCAATAGTTCGTACCGCAATGGGACCCACCTTAGTAAGCAAAATTCCAGCAGCCTTCTTACCCGCGGAAACCTGCGGCGGATTAAGCTGATCGTACTGCTTCTCTAGATTCAGTCGAGTAACGAGATCCTGAAGTTCCTTTGTAGAAAGGACATCCGTACCCCGCTTCTTGGCGACTGCCTGATTGACTCGCGTACGCACGGCATCCGTAGCGAGATTAGAGTTGGTCTTTCTAATCGGATTACCGCGACGATCTGTGACTGTGGTACTGGAACTAGAACTAGACTTCTTGCGAACTCCCCACTTCATGCCCTTGGTACCATAGTGGGCAATGAATTCGTCTACTTCCACTTTACCTCCTAACAAAACTTATAGCGGTTCACCCATTAGAACATCATCGAAGTAATACGCGCCTTGGAATGACCAGCCGTATGAACTACTATTAGGATAGCCGAAAACGCCACGTCTCTCTGAACTATCAGGAAGATATAGCGGAGATCCATCAACTGCTTGTACTGGATCTGACCCCACTACTCCGCCAGAAACTGCTGAATATCTATTTGTAGATGAGGACGAGCCAACAGAAAGTGAACACAGTGAATTTACTGCGGGGATTTCTACTGGCGTATCAAATAGAAAATCATTCCATCCCAAAACAAGAGGGCCGAACTCTATCTGATTGGCTATCCAAGATGCAACGATTACTTCAGGGGTATCGTCTGGATCTGTACCGATGATGTCTGGGCCCGAACCAATATGATACCCGACATTTAGCATTGTGCCTTCCAGTAAAGACTCTGCGCTTACGTAATGTCGTGTACCTAGAAGTTTCCATTGCGGAGTTTGGGCTGGAACAACGTATGCGATAACTCCAGTCCAAATTGGTTCTCCGTCAGAACCGCTTGATGCTGTGTACGGCATAGTATTGTCGAATATCGTATGCGTCTCGAAAGGCTCTGACTTCGTCCAGACATCAACATTAGCGATACGCAAAGCCAGAGCATCTACGTTTGCAATCCTAAGATCGGTAGCTGATGTGAGATCTAGGTTTACCATTACGGCACTCGTACGTAGAGGTGGAGCGGATTGGAATCTGCAGCTGGCGGCCAAGACGCATCAGGAACTAGAGTAACTGTTGCTGATTCTCCGTCAAGACCGTTAGTTCCGTTAGTTCCCGCGGAACCGGTTTCGCCCGTAGCACCTGTCGGACCGGCTGGACCGGGCACCCCCTCAAGTACCAGGTCTGCCACGATGTCATTAATTAGATCAACAACGCGAGGGTCTGTTGGATGGTATGGAAGAGTTAGCCAATCGGCGATTCCGTTACCGACCTTTAGGAGCCCAGTGTCCGTCTCAACACCAGGCTCACCAGAAGACAGAACTGGGTTTGCTAGAGTCCACTGAGCCGCAGTTCCTCGACGTAGCTTAATTGTGGTAATCATCATGCACTTCCACCGTCGAGGACGAATTCATCTTCCAGGTCAACGTCAGGATCCGGATCGGTCCAGATAGTCCTCTCCATTTCAACGTTGAGTCGGAACTCATGCTCCTCGATCTGTCTTTCCATAGCAGCAATGGCGAAAGAAGTTGAGGGGGGATCAAACATCATACGAACCTTGAGATACATGTAGGTCTTTACCGAGTTGATGTTCGGCACAGCCCCAATGAAGTCTTCCCAAGTTTCTGTAGCGTCAGTAATAAAGTAGCTAGGATCTGGACCGACACCCAACTGGTGAAGCGTTGCGAACACTGAGTTAATATGCATGATGATTTGTCCGTCATAGACGGTATAGTCGTCAGTCATACCCAAAGTGTTCTTTGTAGCGTTTAGGATACTATCGGTCATTGTTTACACCTCCCTCAACTTTCTCCTATTTTGAAGGTTAGACCCGGCAAGCCTTTCGAGCTGCTCGGAATGCTACATCAGTCTGTGGACCCCATATGCCGTCGGCCTTTCCCGGTCGGTAGCCCATAGCTCTAAGCGCGGTCTGAATAGCAATGACTGTGTCGTCGTGAGCTTCTCGAGACTGGTTCCCCCATATGCCATCCTTCTCTGCACCAACGACGCCCTGAGCGAATCGGACACTATAAGGAAAATCATTGCCGCCGAAGACTGAAGCCTCACGAACAGCAAGCAACGCCTTGTCTGTTGCGGGACCCCAAACGTTATCGTCATGAACTCGGACGGCTCGCTGAAGAACTCGACAGTTGGGCTTTCTAACTGCACCATCGGGCTTACGAGCAAGTGCAGCGTCAAGAGCCTTTGAAGTATCTGGTCCAGGAATTCCATCGGGGTTAAGCCCAACTGACTTCTGGAATGCAGTCACATACTTCTTTGTGATGACGCCGAGCTTACCGGAAGGCTTGAGGTCGAAGTCAAGATCGATCAGCTTCTCCTGCTGGGCCTTGATCCAGGCCTCGGAATAACCGTGGTTGTTCCAGTCCGGAGCAG